GTAGCTTCCGCATCGGCTTCGGCCTTATCAATTAAAAAATCAAGTTCTTCAAGAGTCATCATTACTTTTCACTCCAGTTGACAGCTATCATTGCACACTTAACACACAACAATTTCATCTCAACGTAAGCCATTGAATAAATACATTTAACTGCACCACATCGCTCGCAACTACACTCCATTTAGCATCTCCTTTAATTCTTGTTTAACTTTACGGGCAACATCGCCTCGCCATGACCCAGCGTTTGCTAGGAATCTTGATACAATACCATCGGCACTATCTAAATAATAAGCGTCGTTGATAGTGTAAAGTTCTTTCATGGCATCAAGATAAGGACGAGCAGCATAATTAACTTTAACCCAATCATTTTCAATCTCCGAAGCAATCACATTAATCAATCTCATCGTCGGCTCCCACCATTAATAATAGCCCTACTTGTTTCTAAGAAGGTCGTAAGACCTTCCTTCTTAGAAACAAGTAGGGCTTCCTAGTTTTATTTATTTAATTTTCTAAACTGTAGCCTACGTTCAAGCTCTTTCTCGCACTTTGAAGTGGCATTAATAAAGAGATGAGTAGAAGAAGCGTGACAACTATTAGATTTATTCCAATACTTAAGTCCCAGTTCGGCTACTTGAGAGTCTGACAAAGACTCCAACATATCTGTAATTAAAAGACTAGCTCTCATCTTTACTCCTATAACGCAGATCGTGTCGCATCAAATGATAAACACTTACAGTGATTGTCCAAGCTCCCACCGAAGCAATACTAAATAAAAAGCTGCCGATTATAGCGCCAGTTTCATACTTGACACCATAAACTAACAACTCATAGAACCACAGTATTGTGCCTCCTGTCATAAAAAGAGTTAAAACAAAGTAAACAAAAAACAATAAGTACCATCCAAACTTTAGCATTACGCAGCTTCCTCGTCTTCTACAATCTCTAGTAATTCTTTAAGGGCTTCTATTCTTAGATCAATTAGATCTATTATATGCCGCTTTGTCTTTATAACAAGATCGGTAATCTTAGCTTCCACATTTAAGTCTACAAGGCGGTTGCCAGAAGCAGGAACTTTAATACCTTCTAATTGCTCCGCTAGACTTTTCTGAACCTGAATATCTATATCAAGATCAATTACTTTTTCTCGCAAATTATTTTTTAACAATTCTCTACTCATTGGCAAACCTCCTCAATTTCTAATTCATCGCAGTCTAAATCTAAAAGTATGAATAGTTCTTCTTGCTTATAGCCAAGAAGATTATCTAAGTGTTGACAGCGCCGATATTGATCCATGAAAAGTAAATAAATTTTATCTGACATCTCTTTAAGACGTTCAGTATTATCAGGAATTAAGAGAGCTTTTGATAGAATATCTAACGCAGCTTTTTCAATTTTTATTTCATCTACAAGAACATCTATTTCTTTTCGCAAATCATCTAATCTACTCATAACAACTCCAAAAATTACAAAGGGATTGTAAAGCCCCCGAAGGGGCTTTGTCAAGTTTAGATCATTCCAAGGTCAGCAGCAGTAGCAATTCGAGGAGCCGAGGAAGTCTTAAAGTTCTTTGAGACTTTGCCTTTGGCAGTGATCGGAGTTTCTTGATTCGGCTTGAGATCCTCAGTTTTAAGTACCTTAAGGTACTTAGCAGCCGCCGAGTTTTTCGCAGTAATTTTCTTGACCTTGAACAGCTTGTCAATGTCACCAGCCAAGGGCTGACCATCGTGAACCGACTTGATCACGGCACCGAATCGAGCTTTGAGTTTATTAAACTCAAAACGCTTGAGATCGTTTTCACCGATGAAATTGTAAGCCAGCTTCGCTGCCACAGCGTAGATTGCTTTGTTGGTCGCAGGACGAGTCAAATCATAATTAGCCATATTAGTTTCCTAATCGTATTTTTTCGGTGCCGAGCCGAAGCCCAGCGGCTCTAGACCTCCATATTTTTAAGAAGGTCGTAAGACCTTCCTTCTTAAAAATATGGAGTCTATTAAATCTATAAAACCTCTTAGGTTTTATAGATTTAAGGGGTTAAAAGACCCCTTGGGTCTTTTAGTTTTGGAAGGCTTTAGGTCTTCTTAGGAAGACCTAGATTGGCTTTGAGGTCGGTGGGCTATTTAGTTTTCAACTTGTTGAAAACTATAAAGATCTTCTAAGTAATATATTACTTAGAAGACTCTAAAGCCTTTCAGTTTACTTTGTAAACTAGAAAGTCTTTAGGCTGGAGCTAAATCTCTAAAGTCTCTTGAGACTTTAGAGCTATGAAATTAAATAATCTTTGAAGTCTCTTGAGACTTCATAGATTATTTAGTGGCAATCCATAGAATAGTAAAGCACTTTGAAGATCTTCTTAGATCTTCAAAGGGCTGGGCAGGTGGCCATACCCCTCCCCCTATATATATACTAAATCATATACATTTTAAGGAGAAATTGAATGTAAACTAGTTTAGGCGGGTCTTCAAAGTCCTACCAACCTCCAAAGCAGTTTGGGCGGGTCTTCAAAGTCTTTTAAGGGCTATGTAGATATAGATATAGCCCCGGTGGGTCTATGGATATTATAGAGATAAATTTGAGATTTGTCAAGAAAAAACTTGACAAATCTGTAAACCACTTCTATAATAAAAGAATGAAAAAAGAATTGACAACAAAACAACAAACTTTTCTAGATCATTTAGTTGATACAGGAGGTGATCCTAAGCAAGCAGCCGAATTAGCTGGATATGCTCCCAACACTCACTGGCAAGTAACTAAAGCCTTAAAAAACGAGATTGTGGATTTAGCATCTGGTATATTGGCACAGTCTGCACCTAAAGCTGCCATGAAGCTTGTGCAAGTTATGGAGTCTGATCAACCTATGCCGCAAGTCAATCAAAGACTTCAAGCTGCACAAACTATCTTAGATAGGGTGGGGTTGGGAAAATCAGACAGACTAGATGTTAATCATAAAGTTGAAGGAGGGATTTTTGTGCTACCTGCTAAAGAAGAGGTAGTTATTAATGTTGAAACGTAGGACAAGTTCTACAGTTCCTTTTGGTTATGTTCTTTCTGAAGACCCTTTGTTTCTAGAAGAGGTTCCAGAACAAATAGAAGTCTTAAACGAAATTAAGCCTCTAATAAAAGAAAAGGCTTTAAGCCTACGCGAAGGTGCTCTTTGGATAGAACATAAAACAGGACGTAAGTTGAGCCACATGGGTTTAAAAAAGATAGTAGAAAATGGATGATTGGGAAATAAATCCAGATGCTTACCAAAAAGACTCTGATGGGAATTTTGTTTTAAAGAAAGACGGAACACCTAAAAAGAGATCGGGTAGAGCTAAAGGATCTAAATCAAGAGGGTATAACTACCACTCTGCTACAAAGAAGAAAATAGAAGCTCGTAGAGCTGTTAGGTTAAAAGAAAAAAGACTAGAAAAAACACGTTCTAAACTTAACGCTTACAAAACTTCTTTATCTGCTTCTAAAGAAACTTTAGCCAAGCTAGATAATTCTGAATCATCTACTAAAGGTAAAATAATTACAGAAGATAATGTAGTTGCTTTACCTAAAAAACTTAAAGAAGAAGCATTAGAAAATGTAATCTTTAGACCAAACGAAGGGCCGCAGACAGATTTCTTGGCGGCAGGTGAAACAGACGTTCTTTATGGTGGCGCAGCAGGAGGTGGTAAATCTTATGCTATGCTTGTAGATCCCCTCAGATTCGCTCATAGGGCTGCTCACAGAGCGTTAATACTAAGACGCTCAATGCCTGAACTGAGGGAGTTAATAGATAAGTCTAGGGAGTTATACCCAAAGGCTTTTCCCGGTTGTAGGTTTAGAGAAGTTGAAAAGATCTGGACATTTCCATCAGGAGCTAAACTAGAGTTTGGCTACCTTGAGCGAGATGCAGATGTGTACAGATACCAAGGTCAAGCCTACTCATGGATTGGTTTTGATGAAATTACACATCTTAATACAGAATTTTCATGGAACTATTTAGCATCACGTTTACGAACAACTGATCCAGAAATAGAACCATATATGCGTTGCACAGCAAACCCCGGAGGAGTTGGCGCAACTTGGGTAAAAAAACGATATGTAATGCCTAATGAACCTAATGAAAGTTTTACAGGTGCTGATGGGTTAACACGTAAATTTATACCTGCTAGACTAGAAGATAATCCGTATCTTGCTCAAGATGGAAGATACGAACAAATGTTAAAAGCATTGCCGGATATACAACGAAAACAATTACTAGAAGGTAATTGGGACATAACAGAGGGAGCAGCTTTTACAGAATTTGATATAGGAGTTCATGTTATAGCTCCTTTTGAAATTCCAGTAGGATGGGAAAGGGTAAAAGGTATTGACTATGGCTATGCGTCTGAAAGTGCTTGCATTTGGGGTTGTGTTGATCCTTCTGATGGCACCCTTATAATTTATAGAGAGTTGTATCGTAAAGGACTTACAGGCGAAGACTTAGCTATTATGATAACAAATATGGAAGTAGAAGATCCTTTTTCTGTTCAGGGTGTACTAGATACAGCAGCGTGGAACAGAACAGGCACTACAGGCCCTACAGTTGGAGAAACATTACAACGAGGTGGGCATAAACTGCGTAGAGCAGATAAAAATAGGATTCAGGGTAAGATTCAAATACACGAATACTTACGAGTACAACCAAGTGGCAGACCAAAAATACAGATATTTAACAGTTGCCCTAACTTGATACGTGAACTACAAAGTATACCATTAGACAAGTCTAATCCTGAAGATGTCGATACACACGCGCCTGATCACGCATATGATGCGTTAAGGTATTTAATTATGTCAAGGCCAAAGGTTAACGATATATTTAATCAGTTTAGACACATGCGAATGGAACAGGCTTATACGCCAGTTGACTCAGAATTTGGATATTAAAGGAGAACATAAATGTCAAATCCAGTTGTAAAAATTAGAGATACAGGACGTAACTCTTCTCGTACAGGAGATGTACGCGACCTTGCAGATAACGTAATTACTTCAGCTACATCAACTACTACAGGTACGATTGCTGTAACTGCTGATGCTACTTATGACGTTAGCTTTACTCAACCCGCTGATACTTCAATTAAAAATCTTATTATGATTGCTAATGGTAACTTGGTTACTGCTGGTGCATCAGGTGACGATATTGATTTTGATTTAGGAACAGCAGCAGGTGGGGGACAAATTATTAATGAAAAAGCTATTGCGGATGATGGCGGTAGTGCTGTTACTATTACTGCTAACACCCCTTTGTACATTATTACTAATGGTGTTCCAGCCGCAGCTAATGCTTTTTCTACAATGAGTGGTGGCCCAGCTACTTCAGAAGCTATGACGCTTTCAGCATCATTATATAGTTCTGCTGCACGTACACTACATATACGACTAAAGCCTCTTGCAAATGATTTGGCTACAGCAGCAACTACAGCTACGTTTATTATTGAGTTTCAACATCTTGGTGTAACTCCAGACTAGTAAATTATGGCTGAAAATACATTAACATCAAATGAACTTTACTTTGAAGAAGTAGAAAACGAACAAGGTATAAACCTTACTCTTGAAGAAAACTTGCAAAATAATATTGTAGGTTTAATTCAAGATAGATTTCTTTCTGCTAAAAATGCTAGAGATTTAGATGAGTCACGTTGGCTTACTGCTTATCATAATTATCGTGGATTATATGGTAAGAATGTAAGGTTTCGTGAATCTGAAAAGTCTAGAGTATTTGTTAAAGTAACAAAGACTAAAGTGCTTGCAGCATTTGGTCAGCTTGTTGATGTTGTGTTTGGTGCTAATAAATTTCCTATTGGTATTACAGAAACTAAAGTTCCAGAGGGGGTATCTAAGTATGCACATTTAGATACACAAAACCCCGTTCCTGGTTTAGAAACGACCTCTCCTGATGACACTATCGAAGAAGGTACACCAGAAAATCCTTATGATGTTGGGTTTGAAGGAGATGGTCGTGTTTTAAAACCTGGAGCTACTATAGGTAATGGTAAGTTTGAAAATGTTCCTTTAGAGGTACAAGCTGAAAAGCAAGGTATTTTAAAAGAAGGAACACTACCAAGTCCTGAAGTAATAGAAGTTAGCCCTGCTCAAAAAGCAGCAAGGCGTATGGAAAAGCTGATACACGATCAAATTGAAGAATCTAATGGAGCTAGTGAAATTAGAAACTCTTTATTTGAAGCAGCTTTATTTGGAACAGGTGTGGTTAAGGGGCCTTTTAATTTTAATAAAACTCTTAACAGATGGGCTGAATCAGAAGATGGTGCTAGGGAATACTCTCCTATTTATGTAAGAGTACCCCGTATAGAATTTGTAAGTATTTGGGATTTCTTTCCAGATCCTAATGCTACAAATATGGCTGAAGCTGAGTACTGTTTTCATAGACATCGAATGAATCGGACTCAGCTTCGTGATCTTAGAAATGTTCCTTACTTTGACAAAGATGCGATACGTGAATGTTTGCAAATGGGGCCTAACTATATAGAAGAAGACTACGAACAAGAACTTAAAGACGATAGCCGTAGCGATGACTATGGTGCTAGTCAGTTTGAAGTCTTAGAGTATTGGGGCATCATGGATGCAGAATACTGTCGCCAAGTAGGTATGGAACTTGATGAAGGAGTTGATGATTTAGATGAAGTCCAAATTAATGCATGGATTTGCAATGGTAAGATGCTTCGGGCAGTGGTTAACCCATTCACGCCCTTTAGAGTACCTTATCACGCTTTTACCTATGAGCGTAATCCCTATAGCTTTTTTGGAATTGGCGTAGCCGAAAATATGGACGATTCGCAAAAGATTATGAACGGTCATGCTCGCATGGCTATTGATAATCTTGCATTGTCAGGATCACTTG